CAGATTATGAATCTGCTCCAGCATCAGCGAATGCGATTGCATCCTGCTCTTCCCACTGTACACCAAAACGGACGAATACTGTGTATTCAATTGTGTCCTTCTTTGGCTTGTACTCACGGTTTACGGTGATGTCACGCTGGAATCCCCAAATACGGTTCTGAGGGAATGTCAAATCGACATAGCCTTCAGGGTAGTAAGGAACTTCCTGTACATCAATACCGAGAACACGAGTAGTACGTGCAGCACCGAATGTCTGAGCAGCACCATCTAGGTAGCTCTGACGGTTAGCGGCTGTACCTGCAGGAGTTGGAGAGAATGCCTCTGCAATTGCGTCTGCAAGTGTACCGTTGTGCTTAACGATTCCCTGGAATGCGTCAGTACCAGCGTAGAACTTAAGGTTGTTCTTAAGTGCACGGTACTTACGTGGCATTGCCAAGATGATGTTCTGCATAACCTCTGGTGTCCACTGGTTACCTGTTACGGTTACTAGTGATTCGTGAGCGTCGCCATCTGTTGTGACCTTGTTCACGAAACCATTCATGATACCGAGGAATGCTCCATCGCCTGAGTCACCAGTTCCGTTGATCGCTAGATCTTCGATGTCATTCGCAAATGCGTTTGTCATCAAACGTACTAGGTGGTCCTCAAGAGCACCTCCTTCAATACCGTCTTCTAGAGCCTCAGCTGAAACTTCCCAGTCCAAGCGAATTTTCTTGGTGGTTAGTTCAACCTTTGTGAAGCTTGCACCAGCGTTAGTGTAGTCACCAACAGCCTGTGCAGCCGCACGAATTACACGCTCACCTACGTTTACCTTTTCAAGTTCCATAGTGTTAGCTCTCATAGTCACACGGCGACCATCCTTGGCGAGTACAGTAGCATCCCATACGTAGTCAATAAAACGACGTGCCTGTTCAGGGCGTAGAATACCGCTACCTGCAGCTCCCGAAGGATTTACAGCGTTTGGACCATCAGTTACACCAGCGAGTGCGACAGGAATGTTTCCAATTGCACCAGCGGTTGCATAGTTACCTGGTACGTTAGTTCCATCCTCTGATCCAGATGCGAATGCACCCTGTCCTTGGTATAGACCAGGAGTAGTTCCTCCTAGTTGACCAGATGTACCTGGTTGATTTTTAATAATTTCTTCCGACATATTGTTCACCTCCTAAGTGATTTTTAATTTATTTGAATAAATCGGCAGTTTTGAGGAAACGACCGCCCCATAGGGATTTCTCAACCTGTTCTGGTTGAGTTTCCTGTACGATCTCGCCTAGATCGCCAGACTTGCGGAAAGCAGTGTCAGCCACTACAGCGTCAACTTTCTTTCCAAACTCGTTAAACACGTCCTTGTTTGCAGTTACCTCATTTTTTACTGCATCAATAGACTTGCTTAGTTCTGCAATAATCTCAGCTTGTGCTTGGACTACCGCAGTTAGATCGCTAAAGGCTTTTGTGACAACGTCTTTTACTTCTGCAATTGCATCAATTTCATTTACGTCATCTGACTTAGATGTTGTCTTCATTTCATCTTCTACCTCTTCAGTTTCGTCATCTTCTTCTTCATCCTCTTCTGAGGTTGCTGAAGCAGATCCAGGCATTACTGCCTTTTCTACGTCTGCGTCTTCGGTAACAGATTCTACAACTACATCTGCCTCTGGAGCGACCTGTGTTTCTTCAACTGCAACTTCGGTTGCTACTTCTTCAGTAGTAACTTCAACTGCTTCATTTGTTGTGTCAGTCATAGGACTTACCTCCTTGTTTATCTCAATTGTATTAATGCCTTTAGCACTATCAACTAAGAACTTTATCATATCTGTTTTTTCGTTATCGTTCTTTTCAACGAAACCTATGTTTTGCATTTGTGTACCGCTGGTTGGGCTGAGAACAGATTCCTGGTCAGATAGCATTACGATGCCAGATTCTGAATCCCAGAACACGTTCTCAATCTCTGTGTCAGCGATATCGCCCTGCACTGTGTCTACGCCATCTACCTTTTGAATTGATAGGACGTTGGCAAACTGATTAGCAGGACTGTCTACAAGGGATAGTTCCATAAGGTCGTACTCCTTGATAATGCGTACAGACTTGTCTAGATTAGCGTCGTATGCGTCGTCATACTTCTTCATTCTTCCGCCAATTGAAAAACCAGATAGGGTTCCATCAAGAACTTTTTCCCAAGTATCTTGAGCACCCTTTGAAATATATGTTGAGACGTAAACTCCAGAATAGAATTTCTTTGTCTCTGGATCGAAGTACTTATCTTCCTTAAACGATACCATTTTACCAACAGAGATTGGTTGGTGCATTTCACGAATGTTACCACGGAACTTTGAGAAGGCCTGCATAGAGGCATCGGCGGTAACAACGTCATTCTGACGATCTACATTGTCAAGCGTAGCAAACCCAGAAACGATTCTTCGTTCCTTGTCAATTTTGCTGAACGGCATCGATAGGCGAACATCTTCACCCTCAACGTCCCAATGTGCTTTAGAGATAGTCATACTAGATTAATTATAGACCCTTTTTATAAAATTGTTATTTTTTTATAACAATCTTATTGCGAAGATCTTCCTTCCCCTTGAGCGTTTCTTCCTGATACGGTTGCGGTGCTGTCAGAAGAGTTGTTTGTTCTCTCTGCGTCTCTTGCTCTGTTACCTGCCATATTTGCTCTAGCGTCTGTGGCTTGTCTTGGTGATAGGTCCAAGAACTCATCGCCTTCTGGGTGCTGAGGCAGTCCAAGCTGCTCTCTTGCTTCGTTCCTTGTGATGACTTGGTTCTTTACGTATCTCTCAATAATCTGTGACTGTGCAATCTCATCTGTCAGCGTTAGTTCGTTAAACTTGAACTCTAGGATATCTGTCTTCTCACGGATAATCTTGTTTAGTGCCTTCTCTAGATTACGCTGTGCTGGTCTCGCTACCTGCTCCTTGAACGTACGGTCCTGTGCAAGAGCAGCAGCAATAGCAGCAGAATCTCCACCACCAATCTTAGATAGTGGGACTTGGTGAGCAACGAGAATGTCGTCACGGTTGCGGATTCTATATTCGTTAAACGATGCTTCTTGAACACCATTCTCAACAGCTTCCATCTTGAACTCTACCTTGTTTGTATCTGTGTCTCCTGGTAGTGGGATGTATAGCGTTCTGTGGTTTGATCCTTTTAGGCTTGTCTGCAAGAAGCGGAACATCTTGTCCTCTGCTTCTTCCGAAAGTTTTGCACCCTTTAGGGTAACTACATAACGAGGCACACCCTTGTTTGTAAAGTAATCAATGTTGTACTGCGAAGCCATAGCGTCACCCTGTAGTGCACCTACAGCAGACAGAATGTCTGGAACTCCATAGAAAGAGTTTAGCGGTGAGTATTCCTTGTAGTGAATAATCTCGTTTGGTCGTGGGTCATTGGTAATTGGATTTGGGTTCTGTGCTCCGAAGTTACGGAAGTAGACAACCTTGTTTCCAATAATCTGAACATATCCGTCACGTAGTCTACGGACTCGCATTGTGGTTGCAGGAATGTGTCCAACATATCCAATCTCACCTGTTACGGTTCTACCAATTTCAAGGTATCCATTTCCAGTTGCCTGAACATCTGTGAAGAACTTCATCATGGTGTGTGTAAATGAATCATCATCGTTTAGTGACTCAAGCCAGTCCTTCATCTCTACCCTCGCACGTTCGATACGCTTACGTGCCTTATCTGTTGCAGACTCGTTGGTAGATGCTTCTAGTGCCATTAGTGTTCTCTGTGTTGCATGAAAGTCATAGCCTAATCCAACGGTATTTTCTACCTTCGCATCAATGGCTGCGTGGTTGGCAAAAGACATGTCGTAGTAGTTTGCTAGTTCGTAAAGGTTCCATGGTGGTGTGATTACGTCGAACATTCCATAGCCATTACGGTATACACGGCCAGGATTGATTTCCTTTGAGCCTGCTCCGTTGATACCAGACCTGACAGCAAGGGCTGAGTCTTGGTATGATGTAGACATAACATCCACGTTGTTGTATCCCATTGAGGTCTCAACTACTGTGTCGTTGTTAGCCTTTGCGATCCTGTCTGATCGTCTCTTAAAGTTTTTCTCTAGTCCATTTAGACCCTTTAGGTCGTCCCATGACTTAGTAAATGGGTCTTGGTCCTTGAACGCATCAGACACTGTCTCTGCGTCTGGAAGTCCAATGTCTCTAATGTAGTAATCTTCTGGCATTACTCTTCATCTCCATACATGGCAATTGTGTCCTTGGCTGCTTGCACAGCACCTAGGTCGTTTAGATTTGGAATCAGGCCGTTTGCCATTCTGTCCACCTGTTCGCTATACTCTTCATCAGAGATTCTTCCCATACCAGCAAAAAAGTATGGAGACCCATCTGGCTCACCGAAGTGGCTTGCTGCATCTCTAAGCTTTTTGATTTGTGACTCGTCACCCTTGCGTGAGGGGATGTTTAGGATGTTTCCTTCGCCATCTGTAAACCACTTGCCGTTTGAACGCTTCCAAACATAGATACCCCAGTCATACTGCTTATCGATAACAGTGACTTTGGATTCTCCCACTTGACCAGGTATTACTAGTTTGTCTGCATTCATAACCACTATTATACCATATTAAACTGGTGTTATGCTATTTGATTGCCAAGAAACATCAGTGTAGAAGTTATATTCATAATCTTTAAACGTTAATTGCGAATCGTCTTCTACGATTTTCTTGTTAGTTCCAGTGTATGCCTTGTAGAATTCTTCTGGATTTACGCTAGACAGGATAACCTCACCAAGATTTAGTACGTTAAGCCACGTACCATCGCCATCTTCTGTCCAATAACTCCACATAACAACGCTTCCCTCTGGTTCCTTTACTTCACTCCAAGCTCTTTGTGCTGTTGTAATAATTTCCTGAGAACTTGTTATCTGATAGTGTGATAGGTTATTGATTAGCATGTTCTTGCCTACTACCCTCAAAGAGCCTGAGAAGCTGTTTAAGCTTGGTGGTCTTACAAATGATATAGCTAGAATGTTCCATTCGTCAATGTTTATGACAGGATCTTTTACAAGTCTGCCGTTCAGGTAATAGAGCAAGCCGTCTGCAACAACGCCTGTTCTGCTATCGATTGCATAGATGATGGCTCTTCTACCAGCACCATCTATTGCCTTTGTATAGAAGTTGATGCTGTAGTCTTTTACCTCTAATTCAAATAGTGGCTCCACTGGCGTTTCTCCAACACCTACGGTAGCAAAGTATTCCTTGTTTGCTCTCATTGCTAACTGAATTGCCGAAATAGCATACTTCGGATCCTGATCCCTATTTATTGGGAAGGAGAATCCAGTCAGCTCTCCCTGCTCCGTATCTTTTAACTCAATCCCTGTATTTCTGGTTAGGTAAAGATATGGGGTGCTACCCTTGTATATTGTGAATGGATTTCTCCCTGCATAGTCATAGTACAGTCCTGACTTGGCATAGGAGTATATCTCCTCGCCAAGCTTTGTGTTTATAGGGTTTGAGGTGGCTACGCTAAGTGATTTTGGAGACATCTGGATTGACTTAATTCTTATTGGGTTAGATATGCTAGCAGCATTTTTTACATCTACCTGCAAAACAATAGCCAGATTGTTGAAGTCCACGTTTGGCGGTAGATAGACAATGGTATTGTCCATAACCTCATACCTTGTTGATTGCCAGTCACTATCTGGAATAACAACGTTTGTATATCTCAGGCTCTCTGATGATGCAAAGCTAGCAGGATTTTTGTTTGCCCCAAGAGCTAGGTATTGGAATGAAATGTAGGTCTTAATCTGTGACAATGATGTATCATATCTTGAGTTTACAATTGTTCTAATTTCTGGATTGGAGATGTTTAGCTGAATGCTGTCAAGCTTATAGTCTAGCCCCGAATACTCATTTTCTACATATTTGGCAAAATAGCTTAGTGGAACAGAGTCTTCCCAGTAAGAGTCTGTCGCAATATCTAGTTTTAGGACTCCTAGGTCATAGGTTGTACGTAAGGTGTAGGTTGCTAAATGATAGAACAGATCTGTTACAGGTTCTCCACCGTCATATTCTGCTTCCCAAAAAACTGTAGTTGGGCTACCTGCGTCAAGCGTGTCGGTTACTGGATCAGTCAGTGCCTCTGACAGCATTCCTCCGTCTATAATTGTATCTTGAGCAGTACCGTTTTCTGCAAACCATTCCACAGCTTTATATAAGTTTCTTGGGGTACAAAATCCAATAGAATATATGTTGCCAACAAACTGCTTGGAAAAGTCTTTTCTGTTTCCTACATATACATTTAGCGTTTGTGACTTACCAAAGAATGTTTTAACGTTTCCGCCGAAGTAATTAGAGAACTTGTCTATATCTAATCCTACTGAAAATTTTGTTCCATTTGCTGGTTTTGGCACGGTCAGAATAGTGCTAAGTGCTCCATTGTACTTTAGAGTATAAATAATATTACTTGTGCTCAGTCTAATTTCAAAATAGTTTCCTGTTGATCCATCTTCTAGATAGAACAGGGTTTGTTCATTACTTGAGTATGAGTCAAAAACTCCGTAGAAAGCTTTTGTTATATCGGTTAGAAATCCTAGCTTGTTAAAATAAATATATGAGGTTGGCTGTTCAGAGGACGATTTTAAGAAAAAGCCCTGTGCGGTTCCAGTCCCTGCATCAACATCTTCCATTAATTGTGCTATTGAATAATCTTCGCTAAACACTATTTCTGGCAAAGAATATGTTGGTGTTGATAGATAGTTATTTGCCAGTGACAAGTTTTCTACCACGTTTGCCTGTTTCCAAGATGCAAGTTCTGGGTAATTGTAGTTGTTAGTATATCCAGATACCGAGTAGTCAATCAGGTACGAGGATCCGCTGTAGGCTGTGTTAATGTCGTTGGGGAACTCTACTGCTTGGCCAAATACCCATCTTCTTTTTGCCATTACCGATGGCACTGAGTATGGATATATTGCCACACAGTCTACCTCTAGAGTTGGAACATCTTCATATGCAAAAAATCCTAGCCAATCATTTTCATAGACTGTTCCCTCGTCTACAATAACTGCATTTGGCAGATTTAGTTGTGTTGAGTCAAAACTGATGGATATTACCTGATCTCCGTTTATCATCAATGCTGCTGAGTTATTTGAAACCTTTAAGTCTACGAGCATTGGTCTATTCCATTCAGATATGTAGTGCGATCCAATAGATTTTCCAACCTTTAGTTTTAAGAATGGGCCAGAGACATATAGGCCATCCGTGGATTGTGTCAGTGTGCCCTCGTTGTCATAGTGTCCGATTGGGCCAAAAATTCTTCTTTCTTCGTATGTGTTTGCATTTATCCTTAGCCACATTTCTGCTGTAAAAGTTTTATATTGGCCAGACTTGTTTAGAAATCCTTTTCCAGGAACAATTAGAGATGGCGATCCAGATACAGAGCTGGGGTATAGCATTGACACATTTGATGATCCATATACAAGTGGAATACCACTATTTTTTGACAGCAACAGATTGTCTTCAACAATGTAGTATCCGTCTGAATCTTGTAGCCCATAAGACTCTGCCTTGATACCACTTATTGCCACGCCATTTCCATTTAGTCCATATACCGTGTCTACAACCGACAGAGAGTCTTGCCCCATTGAGGTTACGTTAAACTCTTCATTCCATTGACCAAAGTTTATTCCGTTTATGTACATCAGGTATTCGGATGGGAATGTTCCGCCATCTTCTGTGTTTATTGTAATTCTAAATTTTATGTTTGTTCCGCTGACAGGCACTGGAACAGTTTTTGAAATAAATACCCATTCATTGAATGGTAAATTTGCAAATGTTTCTACAGACTCTGCTTCAGAGTCAACAAAGTGACCTAGGCCAACGCTAGAGATATAGAGGCTATCTAGGTATACATACATTCCGATAGTCATTGTGTCCCTAGTTGTGTTCAATGCTGATCGTGCGATTATGGTGTCGCTTTGTAACGTAAGGGTAAGTGCCCCAGTGTCGCTAAGTGGTTTTATGGAATATTTGTTTTCGCTAAGAAATGGATCATTTAAATCTAGCAAGCTTTCTTCTACTAATACCGCTGTGGCACCATCTGTCCATAGGGTTAGATCTTTTTGAAGACTATTGCTAGATATTAGGGATGCGTAATCTGCAGCATCATCAAGTGCCCAAAGGGAAGTTGGATGTTCAGCAAAGATCTTTTCAGCATATAGATTAGAAGGGGTTGACATGTTTTCTCCTAGTCCATTCTACCACACTTAGCGGTTGGTTTCATCATAGTATTTAGAAACTAAGTCTTCATACAGCTTAGTCACATTATTTAATGATTCCGCATAAACTGAGTCTTTCAGCTCTTCTAAAATTTCTGCATAAAGTGGGTGTCTGTCTCTGGGCACATGTCCCTTTTTAGTAAACGATTCAGAGGTCTGGTTAACCAATCTGCTAAGATCGGCTGTTTTGCTAAGTACACTTTCTGAACTTGTAGGAATTCTTCTTTCTAGTCCGTACTTATCTTCTAGCATGTCTAATATGCCAACTATATTAGAAACAACTTCATCAAAAGGAATAGTAAGCACGTTTAGATTATTGCTAGCACAATACGCTATGTCTCCATACAGGTCTATTATCCTTGTTAGGTTTTTTCCCTTCTCAGGATTTTTTAGTGACAAATGTACGGAACATGAAGCTATTGCGTCTATTGGATTACGAATTACCGATACCACAGGAAATGAGCCATCGGCATCGGTTATGTTCTTGGAGTCGTGGCTGTGGCTTTGTACAACCATATTTGGCCAGGAAATGTTTAGTGCTGTTACAAGAAATGTGTTCGCAGATCTTGGAAAGCCTTCGACAGCAAAGTCTGGATTTTTTAGATATTTGCCGCCGTGGTTCATTTCTTCAAGAAGATTTCCAATGGTTTCGTAAGACTTACCTGACAATGACATTACTTGTAGGACCTTCTTGTCCACACCTTATCCCTATAAGCTCCACCATCTGGCACCCTATATGTTTCAGCGGCATCTTTATGTTTTTCAAACATCTGCTCTACTGATTGAATAACTGGCTCAGATTCCCAGTTATCTCGTTTAAATGGTATCATCTGGGCATAAACAGTGCCTGCTGGGATGATACCCTGAAAAGATCTGCTAACAAAAAATGGCATCATTCCAGGCTGGGTCACAACGTCATTATCAATAATGCCGCTGGTAGTTAAAAACGGAAGCTCAAACCTGTTTAATGGATGAACGTAAAGGACACTGTAACCTTCTGGAACACCAACCCCCCAGTCAGGAAGCCAGGCAAAGTGATGTGGATGATATCCCAAAGGGTTTTGGAATTGCGGCATTGGAGGGCGTTTTGTGCAAAAGTCCTGGTATGTAGGATTCTCTATTCGCACCTGTATAATTCCTGCTTCATCTAGATAAAACTCTAAATCGCATGGTGTCTTGAGTGCATACCCAGAACCCATTACATCGAACACGGCTGGACAAGCCTTCCATGTGGGCATCCTGCCACCATCTGGCCCTACCCAGACTTCACTCGTAGTAGGGTCTACTGCAAACCTGTCTGCTTTTCTATACCATTCTGGAATAGTTTTTATCACAGGCTCAGGCTTTGAAATGCTGGCAGGAGTTAGCCAAGGGCGATTAGAGAAAAACTTAATTATTTTTGTCAATTATTAGTCCTAAATTTAAGATTACGAATAGTTATGAACGTTGGCCAAATGACTAGTTTCCAGTTTCATGGTACATTTCTGGTGTATGAAACTTTGCACTGTAGTCAAGCATAGTAACAATGGAGTACTTAAATCCAGACTCTACTGGCATAGCTCGGTGTGGATACATGAAGTTAGATGGAAACAGGAATAGGTCTCCAGCCTTTGCTTTTACATTAAGGTTCTGTAGACGGAAAAATAGCTCTCCACCCTCGTAGTCATCGTTAGGATAAAGCACTGCAGATAACGTGCTATTGTATGAAAATCCATGATCCGTGTGCTCCTGGAAATGTTGTCCTGGTCCATACTTAATAAAGTTGTTAGCTTCCCAGTACTTCAATTCACCAATTGGAAACCTTCGGCAATAATCTGAAACTGGACCAACCATAGAGTTGTGAACTACATCCCAAATAGCCCTTAGTTCGTCTCCAGCAGCAGACTGATCTCTGTCTATGTCTGTTCGCTTGTACTTAAAGTCGTAGCAGTCACGGTACTCTGGCATTTTTTGTGCGTAACCAACCATAGCTTCAGCATAGCCATAGTGATTCCCAGAATCTTCTAGGACGGCTTCAAGTTTTTTAATAACTTCCATACCGTTGGGAAGTGCGTCATGGTAGACAAATATTCCTGGGGCCAGCTCTTCTTCAGTAGTCCATGTTCTGTTCATTCTGTTTCTCCTAATTAGTATTTGAGCGGATAATCTTGTATTGTTTGTGAGACTCTTTGATTTACTCCGCCTCTATCGTTATAGTCAGTCATCACAACTACAGCGTACTTAGTTCCGCCTATCATGTCTTGGGAAGCGTGTTCGTAGATATAGTTTGACGGAGAAATAATTATATCACCTTTCTTGGGCTTAACAGTTAGGTCAAATCTAGGGAAATAAAGCTCTCCCCCCTCATAGTCATCATTTAGGTAGGCAACCACTGATACGGTACATACATAAGTAGGGCCGTGATCCGCATGAATCTTAAAGTGCGTTCCAGGTCCATCGTACTTTACGAAATTGAAAGATTCGTAGTACTGAGCAAAATAACCCCAGTAGCGACCATAATCTTCTACGCAGCGGCGAATAGTTTGAAATAGCGACTCGTGCATATCGTAGAGGGCAGCATTACTTTCGTTCCTAGGTCCTAGATTGTTAGAACTGATTTTAAAGTCAAGTGCGTTTCTTGCAGAAGTATCTACTCCCTCTGAGTTAGTAACCTTGGCACCCTGCCATTGATATGGTCCTGGTTGGCTTAGTGCGTCTTCTAGTGTTTGAATAATAGCATCAGATTCTTCTGAGGATATGGCCTGATTGTATACATTAATTCCTAATGCTGGATTAGATACAGAGAGGCCGTTGCGTTCTACAACTGGCATTCTATTTGATGCCGTTTCCGAACGGTCTTTGGTGAACCAGTTATTTTCACTCATATATTTCTCCTAATTAGTGTTTAGATTATGTTCCCACAAATCCACCAAAATAAGGTGGAAAGTACGGACCAAAACTTGGTGGGAAGTAAGGGAAGTAAGGGAAATAGGGAAAGTAGGGAAAATATGGAGGCAAGGTTGTGACGCTGGTAGAGTTGGCAGAATATGTTCCATTACCATTGGCATTTTCTGCACGAACCTGGTATGTCTGAGAAGTGTTGGCTTCTTGAGTGATGTTTACAGAGCTAGAGGTGGTGGTTCCTGTCTTTCCGTCAGACGAGGTCCACCTATACAGAGAGATGCCCTTGCCGCCAGTAGACGGAGGAGTCCAAGCTAGATTGTCGTAGTCTACGTTAGCAGTTGCAGTCGGGGTTCCAATAGTGTTTGGTACTGTAGTGGCTGTTATAGCAGTAGAAGCCGAAGATGCGGCAGATGTTCCCGAAGCATTAGTAGCTGTTACTGTAAACGTGTAAGAAGTGCTTGACTGAAGACCCTCAACGGTCAGAGGCGATGACGAGCCTGTTGCGGTGTAACCGCCTGGGCTAGAAGTTGCTGTAAATGAGGTAGCGGCAGGCGATCCAGCAGGCAAACTAAAGCTTACGGTTGCTGCACCATTATTAAAAGCACGGTTAGTTCCTACGTCGGTGGCAGATACGCTTACTGGTGCAGATGGTTGCAAAAAGTCATTTTGCTGTTGGGAACGTCGTCCTGCTCTTTTAGTCATTGATAGTCCTTACTATGCCGTTAAGTCACCAAACACAAGCCAAGTGTTTGATGCTCTCTTTAATAGTGTAGCAGAAGACCACTGAGTTCGCAACTTTAATCCAGGGGTAGCATTAACAGTGACTCCAACGGCACCTGCAATAGTCACCTGACCAGATCCAGTCTGGATAATGTCTAGGGTTGTTCCTACAGGGTAGTTGACAGTTGCATCTGTTGGAATAGTTAGGGTAGTTGCGGTACTCTTGCTAATTTCAACAATAGTGTCTCGCTCGTTTAGGTTGGCGAGTGTGTATGAGTCGGTCTTCTGAGAGATTGTAGTAATAGATGGTACACCAACTTTGGTCTGTGTGCCATCGGTAAACACAACGCCAGCAACTTCAACGTTATTGACTGCTAGGTTGTCTAAAGAACCCTCACCAAAAGCAACTGTAGTTGTTGGCTCGGTCTCTACGCCCTTAAAAAGTTTCCAGATGTCAGCAGACACGTCTCTCACGATACCTGCGTGTTGTGTTGTTCCGTCGTTATATCCTACAACAAGGCCAAGGTCTACGGTGTTTGCTGCGTTTTGGTGAGCAATCTGAATCATATTGTCTTCGATTGTAATGCTAGTAGCAGATGCTATGAACTCGGTACCATTTACAGTAAGGTTTCCATCAACAACAATGTTTCCGTCTACCTCTACGTTACCAGTAAAGGTAGCACCTGCGAGGCTTGCCTTAGCGTCAAGTGCAGTTTGAGTTGCAGTCGAAACTGGCTTGTTTGCATCGGAAGTATTGTCTACGTTGCCTAGTCCTACGTGAGTTTTTGTAACACCAGAAACTGTACCAGTAAAGGTTGGGTTTGCAGTAGGAGCCTTTGCATCTAGCTGAGTTTGGATTGCCGAGGTCACTCCATTTACGTAGCCTATTTCAGTGCTGCTAACGTCGCCAATAGATGTGGTGTTTGGCAAGGTTACTGTTCCAGTGAAAGATGGTCCTGATAGCGGTGCATATGTAGTAGAAGCGGTGCTAGATGCTAGTTTTGCGTCTAGTTGAGTTTGTATGGCACTTGTAACACCGTTTACGTAAGAGAGTTCTGTAGCACTTACGTCTCCAATGGAGGTGGTGCCAGGAAGTGTTACAGTACCTGAAAAAGTGGGTCCAGAAAGAGGGGCCAAAGAGGCCAAGTCACTAGTGACAACCAAATCCGAAGTGTCTGCGATTCCGTGTACGCTCGTAGTAAGGGCGGCGTGGTCAGACACGGCGTTAGGAGCAGGGGATGCATATGCTCTAGAGTTCCAAGCGGTACTTCCATTACCGATCTTAAAGCGACCAGTATCGGTTTCAAAACCAACCTCACCTGCTGCAAGAACTGTGTTTGCAGAGGTCCATTCAGAAGCAGTTCCTCTTCTTTGTAGCATTCTTGTTGCCATATTAAAAAATCTCCTATTGGGTTCTACCCATACGTATAAGTTAATTATAACATATATTAATATTAGTTGGTGGGGGTGCCACCGTCAAATACGGTTCCCCAAATTGATGTACTTGGGTCTCCTCCATCGATTTCGCCAAGACCTGCGATACTATCGATGTATTCTTTTGTAACTGCATGAGATGGATCTGTTGGGGTACCAACAGCGACTGGGCCACCAAACGTGCCGCCTTCGGATACGGTGAGTCCGTTCCTGACCTTAAAGTCTTTGTCTGTTGTTGTCAAGGCATCTCCTAAGTTTTAATTATACCATTAATTAAATACAAAAATACCCCCCAGTATTTCATGGGGGGTATTCTATTAGTTTTTACTAAGCAAGCAATGTTCCAACAACGTTAATTGTTGAGTCATTTACTGGATCAATACGTAGTCTTACGTTTGAGCCAGAAATATCTGCAGTAATGCTTCCTCTATTTCCGTTAGTTCCGACAATTGCATATTCAGTAATAGCGATGTTGTCACCCGAGTCAAGAGTTAGTAGTACTTCAGTTACTTCGTTTTCGGTTCCGTTGTCAATCTTGACAATGAACTTTGCTGTGCGGTAGTCTGCCTTTGGGAATGAGTATGCTGTTACTACAACGCTACCCAAAGATGAAGAAGTTGCTGCTACCTGCTTTGCTAGAGAGTTAACCTCTACAGCGGTGAAGTTAGGAACTACTGCTTCTAGGGCATCTACTGCACGAGTGTCTGTGAAGTAAAGGTTTGTGGCACCCTCTTCGATGTCATCTGAGTCTAGTCCATCCACGATACCCTGGGCTGTGCCAGTTGTGTCATATGCCGAAGCAGTTGCATCTAGAGCACGTTGGTTAGTGAAGTAGAGGTTTGTTGCTCCCTCTTCAATGTCGTCTGTGTCTAGAGCGTCAACTGCTGATTGTGCTGCTCCTGCTGCTTCGTAGTTGCTTGCAAGACCGTCTGCGTACGACTCTGCTGCAGTTTGTGCTGCTGCTGCTGCACCAAATGCATCATATGTGTCTGCAGTTACCGAAATAGCATTTCCAGTAATTGTGATACCAGTGCTAGCGGTGTACTCGTTAGCAGCAGAGAACTGAGTCCAAACGACTGCACCACCCAAGTTAATTGCAGAAACCAACCAACCAGTAGCAGCGTAGGTTCCATTAGTAACTAGAGCATAGTCGCCTTTTTCTACAGTTTCTTGATCTGCAGCACGAGCCAAAGTGGTTGTTGCTAGAGTGAATTCGTAGATACCGTTTTGAGAAGCGGTTGACTGGTTCTTTAGAAGAACACGGTCTCCATCTGCCAGAGTTACTCCGTCAACAGCAGTTACGCTGGTGAGGTTTGCAACGTTGGCGGTAGATGCAACACGAACCGAATCCTTAACATTTAGACCCTGAACAAGAGCATCTGCATAAGATTCTGCTGCAGACTGTGCGGCTGCTGCAGATCCTGCAGGGTCATAGTTTGATGCAAGGCCGTCTGCGTATGACTCTGCTGCCGATTGAGCAGATGCTGCTGCACCTGCTGCGTCATATGCAGAAGATGTTGCGTCTAGAGCACGTTGATTAGTAAAGTACTGGTTCGTCGCTCCTTCTTCAATGTCATCTGTATCTAGTGCATCAACAATTCCTTGTGCGGTACCTGTTGTATCATATGCTGATGCGGTTGCATCCAGGGCACGTTGATTAGTAAAGTACTGATTTGTTGCTCCTTCTTCAATGTCGTCTGAATCTAGACCATCAACAATTCCTTGTGCTGTTCCAGTTGCGTCATACGCTGAAGCGGTTGCGTCAAGTGCACGTTGGTTTGTGAAATACTGATTTGTTGTACCTTCGTTTAGATCGTCTGTGTCGAATCCAGTTAGGTCCTGAATACCGCCATTTTCTGCGGTAATTGTAAGACCTGCACCTGTTCCAGTAATTGTAATATTTGTGAGTGTTGCCCCTGTTAGAAGTTCTGCTGCATCGTCCTTAGCACGAGTTTCCGTATAGTAAAGGTTGGTTGCACCTTCTTCGATGTCGTCAGTGTCTAGTGCATCAATAGCCGTTGAAACTGCTGTATCGATTTCATCGGATACTGCGTCTACTGCTCTTTGATCTGTAAAGTACTTGTTTGTCGTGCCTTCTGCAAGATCATCTGTAGTACTTCCTGTGGTGATTACATCTTCACCGTTTACGGTTGCTGTAGTTCCTTCAACTACCAGTCCGTGTTTGACTCTAAAGTCCTTATCGACTGTTGCCATTTTTATCTCCTTAGTTTATGCCTTAAGTCCCATACGAGCGAATCGTACAGTGACTGGCTTTATTGCTCCAGGAGTTACAATAAGTGATACTGTATCTCCTGACTTAGAGACGCTAATGGTTCCCATATCCCCATTGGTGTCTATTGTGCCATACTCAGAAACGTTAATATTTGTACCGTCAAAAAGTATGGAAATCTCTGTGGCGTAGAACTGATTAGTTGCCGCTTTGGAAATAGTAACCATGTACTTTACGAATCTCCAAGTTGCAGCACTATACGAGTCTACTGTTGTAACATTCTCAATACCATTTACAGTATTTTCGTTGTTACCAGCGGAACCTAAATCAGTAGCCTGTTGAACAAGCGTATCAATAAGATCTGTATAGTCAGCCTGCGTAGGTCTGTCACCAGATTCAAATTTGGTTTTTACTTGTGCTGTGGTTACTCTAGCCATATAAACAATTATATCAGTTATCTTAAAGAATGTAGTTGTTGAGGCCAATTACGGCTAGGCCAATGGGTGCAGGATTACTACTACTAAATCCT